TAACCTTTACAGCTTCTTCGATCTTCTTACGAACTTCTTGTTGACGTTTATCTGTTTTAGATATACGATCAAAGATCTCTTTAAGTTTATCTTCTTCTATCTTAGGTTCTTCAATTTTGGTTTCTGGTTTGCTTTCGACTTTAGCATCTGGTTTGCTTTCGACTTTAGCATCTTCTTCTTTTTCAAAAGCTTTGTCAAAACGTTTTTCAGCCCGAGCTTCTTTTAAAGGAGCAGCTTTCTCATGATTGTTCATAAGTTTAATAGCAGCTTCTAAATTTGAAGATTCTGATTCTTTTTTAGCATTGTCATTTTCACGAGCTTTAACTGCTAAATCTAATAATTGTTTATCAGCAGTTTTTAAAGATTCTGCGTTAAGATATGATAGATCTTGTACTTGACTCATTGGTTACTCCCTTGTGGAATTGGTGTTGGTGCAGGTTGACCTTGTGCTAATTCTGTTCCTGGTGCTCCAGGTGTAGCCCCTTGATTCTGAGGACTTGAAACGTTTATTAATGTTCTAACATCATTAATATAACGACGCAATAGTTTTAATTTGTCTTGATCTTTATCATTCATTTTTTCCCATGCGTATTGTTGTAACGCATATGTTAAGCTGAAAGGTAGATCATTATACGGTTCAGGTGCAATATACTCATTATTATCAAGCATTTCTTCAATGGACCATTCAATGTACTTGCGTGGGGCTGACATCATTACAGTCTTAGAGTTTAAGTCAGGCATGTTAAGTAAATCAGGCACCATGTCAGGAGTAATTGCGTTAATCTGTAACATAGTAGCTATTGCGTCTAAACGTCCAGCTGGGTCAGTAGGTAATGTAGATATAGGAAACATTTGTAATGCAAAAGTTTCAGCATCTTTAGGTATATTTTTAGTAGATATACTACGTAATCCAATTTTATCATCAAGAGCTGATAATTTAATGTTTGTTCCAGCTACTTCACGTAAGATTAAATCAGCTAAACGTATATGAGCTTTTTCATAACTTTTTTGTAACGTTTGCCATCTTTCAGCTTTTTGATCGTTTACAGTTTTTAAAGCTTCACCTGATACTAGTCCAGCTGGTTTAACACCTTGAGTATCTTGTGGAGATAAACCAATACGTGCATAACCTTGGTTAATTAAAAAATCTAATTGAGCTGGTAGTTCTGGAGGCATAGCAGCACCATTATGTATGATTGGAGCATTACCACCTTGTCCATCATAAAACACAAATACACCTGCACGGTTTGTGATGTGGTTAGGATTGACGTTAGAACGAGAGTCAATTAAAAATCTAGGAATAGATACTTGTTTCATGATAGCTTGCATAGTAGTTAATATGCGGTCAATTTCACCTTGGATAGGGGCTAACTCCTCAACTACAGATTGTCCAAGATATCCAATTACAGCTTCATTATATTCTACTTTCATAACTGGAAAATAATCTTTATCCCAATCTTCATCTACTAAGTCACAATTTTGAATAGAAATAACATGGCGACCTTTTTCTTTAAAAGAATTACGGCACCAAGCTTCTGCAACTTGAATAGAAGGTGTATAGTTTTGATTATTAGTTTGACGTACTTCAATAATTTGACAATCTTGAATAAATCCTTTATACTCAGGATATTTGTTTAACATTACAGTAATAGGTACAAGTTTACGATGTATCATTTTATATGGTTTATTATAATAACCATCAGATGGGTCAATAATAATTTCATCTGCATATAGTTTGTCTATCACTAATTGAACTTTACCTTGTGGGGTTTTTTCTTTAATAACTTTTAAATAACCTACACGATTAATCATAGCATCCCTAAATGCTAAAGCAACCATACGGCTAAGTTCATATTTATGGTACAAACCTTGAATGATATAATTTAAATCTTCTGCTAATTTTCTACCTTTAGCATTAGCTTTATTTGATACAGCTTTTGGTATAGTAGGTATAGAAGATAATTTAGCATGCAAAGTGTCTATACAAGCAGCTGTTAAGTTAAAAGCTGTTTTCATAGAAGAAGGATTTAAACCTAATTGGTTGTTTGTATCAGCACTGTTTAAATACCCAGATGAACTTAAAGTATTAAACGTTTTATTAGTATAGGCTTGAATACCTCTTAAGTTTGCACTTGAAAGAGTACCTGCTGTGTTTTTATCAAAATCGTCTATTTGTGCCCAAATAGGTGTATGAGCTTCGCCTTTTTGTGCATCAACCCATTCTTTTATGGAATAAGTTCTAATGTTGTTTGAATTAAATACTACCATTGGTTTCTCCTATTTCCAAAAACTATCTTTTTCTTTTGAAATGTGTCCTCTGACTTCATATAAAAAATCATCCTCTTCTGAATCTTGTTTACGTTTCCATTGTTCTTCAAACCTTTTTAACATATTCTGAGCTTCCATGTCAGGTGTCGTAATTTTTTTAACCTGTATCTTTTCTAAATAAGCAAACGCTTCTCTATAAGCATAAAGCGTAGCATCTATATGGTCACACGGAACATGTTCTGATTCTTTAGTGTGAGTTTCGTTCCAAACTACTGATTTCATTTCTTTTTGAAGGTCTGCTGTTTCAATTGGACACACAACCAATTCTTTATTTATAAGAGCATCATTAAATAATTCAATGTAGTGAGTCTTTTCATTCTTTTTAGCGTTCTCTATAAACAAATTATATTTATGTTTAAACTCATCCCATATAATTTGAGCAGAACCACCAGCATAGTCGCCAACAATACGTCTAGGTTGATAAGTAGCTTTAACTTTAGTTAAAATATCAGCTAATTGGGTTACCATACCTTTACCTGTTACTTGAGCTATTTCATTTGCTTTTTTTCCATTAAGTGATATAGTTTTTACTATATAAGCTTTAGGAAAATGTTTACGCCAAGCAATTATAGATACAACCGTATTGTCATTGTATCCCATATCAAGTCCTACAACGGAACAGTATTCTTCATTATTATACGTAGTAGGTAATGCTTCAATATGATAGGGTTTAATCATCAACTCATCTGTATCTGTAATCCATTTACCGTAAAATTCTCTTTGTATCTTAGGATGATTGATATCTATCTGTTTACGCATCATAAACTTTTCTAACGTATCTTTCATGTTAGCTGCAACATATGGGTTATCAAAACAATCCCATTTATGCACATCCCAACCAACAGGATTTACATTTGTGATATCATGAAATACACCTGAACAATGTGCAGCAGGCGTTCCTGTAAGTATTAACATACCTTTTAAATCCGCTAAACGTAATTCAAGAACTTCATCCATAAGATACATCAATCTTATTTGGTTAAACGAAGCCGCTTCATCTATAGCAGCTTTAGCTAATTTAACCCCACGTAACGTTTCAACCATTCTATCGCTATCAGCACTAGTAAATATGAGCTGAGATCCATTGTCAAATAAAACTCTATTCTTTTGCAGTTGACATTTCAACTTATATTTTTCAATTAAAGGTCTAACCACTGGTAAAAATATTCTTTCAACGGATTCTTTAGTTAAAGCTAAATAAAAACACATTGTGTTAGATTTAGAATTACAAGTGTCTAAAAAATCTACAGCTATGGCTGTTGTTTTACCTGCACGTGATGAACATAAAGCTGTTTTATATTTGCTTGGAGACAACACAAAAGCTAGTTGTTCCGCAAACAATTCCCTATAAAGTGGATATGTTTTGTATAAAGCTTCAAGTTCAATCATAATTATTCTTTAGTTGATTTAAGTTTTTTATCTTCAACTATTTTTTCTTCAATTACTTTTTCTACAATAATTTCTTGAATCATTTCCATAGGAATAATTACTCTATTGTCAATTAGTACGCATCTAATTGCATCTATCATTTCAAGTTTTACTTTTTTAGCAGAAGGTGGACAATATGTTTCTACATCTACGTTAAAAAAAGAAGAGGAGTATCCTAAACTTTGTATAACATCTCTTGTTATAATTTTTATAATTTTAAACTTCATACATTTTCCTTTTTATAAATTTGTTTGGCAATATCTTGAGGAAAGTTATTTACAATTTTAATCTTTCCTTGATCTCTTAATTTAAGCATTTGTTTAGTTTGCCAAGATACTATTATCTGTTTAGTTGGATCTATAACCAAAGGCATCAATACATTTTTTTGAATACCTAGATTTCTAGCTATATATTTAGTATATTGCAAAAAGATGTGATTAGTATCACTATCCGCTGCAATATAAGCAAGTATTTGATTTTCTTCATGTTTGTTTACAGCTACGAATATAGTGTAATTATGATGATTTAAGGAAAGTATGATAAGCGATTCGAGGTAGGTTTTAATATCAGGAAGTTCCCAACCTTTGAACAAAGATTCTCTATATTTAGACAGACACGTAATAGCACTGTCTAATACAAATGGAACATCTGTACGTTGAAATTCACGAATTGTTAAATGGTGTTCTATTCCCATTAGCTATGTTTCTCCTTAGCTTATACTAATAGGTACATTGGTGACTAAACAAAGTGTTTTTTAAGGTTTTCCCATGCAGAATAGCCTTTTTCTTCTAAAAATTTGTCATTTGAGCTAAAAATTTTACTATCTATACGCATTTTAGTAGAATTTTGAGATTCTCCTAGTATTTTCTCAGTAGCCTTTAACATAATATTTTCAAGCAATACCCTATCGTTTTCAGGATCTTTAGATACCAGATATATAGCGTCATGTAATGGAGCTATAACACGTAAGCCAGCTTTGACAGCTTCAACAACAGCTAAACGAGTGATGCTGGCTGAATTGGCTTGTATTGGAAAATTCATGACAGACGTAGCAATCTGATTGTCACACCATAAAGCCCAACCATCTGTGGTTAATAAAGGCAATCCAGCTTGATAATCAGTGTAATTATTCTTCATCCAATTTCTAAGCACACTATATGTATTGTTATATAGATTACTAAGTTCAGTAGCTTTTTCAATACTTACATCTTTCTTAGTGTCTAGACGTAGTTTAGCTTGAAGCTTAACTGCACCCATTCCATATTGTTTACCTAACACAGTAGATTTAAACATGTCACGTAAATCTTTATAATCTTTCTTTGTACCGTTTTGTGGTATAGCACCACATTGTTTACCAAATGCAAGATATACGTCCCCAGATAGATATGCTTCATATAGTGTATTATCTTTAGATAACACCGCCCCAACGTACACTTCTTGTTGAGAAAAGTCTGCACCTACAATATATTCATTGTCTTTAGCTTTTACTATAGAACGTAACCAATGGCTCATGGCTAATGGAAATGATTTAGCCTTAGCAGCATTCCGTCCAGTCTGTGTACCGAATATACCAAAGTATGGTCTAACGTTACCATCTGAACCAATATGTGAAAAGAATCCATCTTCTTCATCTTTTACTTTAGGTCTAAACCATTTAAGGTTTGCTTCCATCTTTTGAAATTCATATATTTCACTAATAACTTGATCACCTCTGTACTCTTCTAATACAGATTTTTTAGTAGATAATTTACCTGTGCCTGTCGTAGGCCAAGTAGTGATGTTTAAACTTTTAATGTAATCTTGTAATATAGCAGTATCTTTTCTAGCTGGTTTTGATTTATACTCACGTATTTTACCATTCTTTAATTTTTCAGGTGGTCTAGTGTATTCTGGTACAAAATACGGTATATGTTTATTGATACCTAATTTAAGTTCATCAAGAATTACTGGAGTTTTTTCTTGTATCTTTGCAATAAAAGGTAAATCTAATGGCATACCTTCACGTACAACAGACGCCATAGCTACAGAATATTCGGCTCTTTCATGTTGAGATTGTCTAAATTCAGCTATACCTAACTCTAAATATTGCTTTTGAATAGCTAGATCTACAGCTATTAAATATTGAGTATCTGATTCACAATAATCTAAGATCTCTTCCATTCTTTCCATATGTTGAGCTTTAGTACCTGTAATTACTAAGTCACGCATATCATGTTTTTGATCAATATCTAATTTAATATTGAGCAATTTGTATACACAATTTACAAGGTTTTTAGGTGTAGACGCATGATTAAATTCATCATCGTCATCTTCAACATTATCTGTTAAATCTACTTGATGTGAATATTGCTCTTCACCATTTTTATCAATATATTTACCATATTCAAATTTGTTATTTGAATTGCATAACATTCTAAACTCTACGTATAAATCAACCCACGTATAGTCTAATGGGTTTAGCCCTAACGTAAGAAAGCAGCGTGCTTCGGCTTCTGCGGCATAAGCTAATAATATTATGTCTTTTTTATTTATTTGAAGATATGTTTTTAAAGCAATACGTTCTTCTGGTATGTAAAGGTTATATCTTATAGATCCGCTAAGTGTGTACAACACAGCACACACTACGTTTAAATCATATTCTTTTGAACTATTAAACTCAAAGTCTATAGCTATTTTTCTCATATTGTCCTCGTAGGTTCAATTTAATCACTATCAGAACCGACTATTGAAACTTCTTTAATCTTGTTCTTATACTTTTTCTCAAACGTGTCTTTTAATTCATGAGCTTGTGTATATGTTTTAGTTCTTTCAACTATTTTTACTAAGTTATCTAAAACCACTACTATAGTATAGCTCATAACATCACCTTAAACAACAAAATTCTAATACCATTTAGGTTGACGGTTTCTTCTACAACTGTGTTTATTTTCTTTTGATAATTAAACTCAGTAGTAAATATAAAATAAATAAGTTCTTCGGTTGTAAAATCTTGAAGGTTATAATCGGACACATTTAATGTAGCATTAGGTGATACAAGATAATAACAAGCATATTTAGATTCGCTATTTTTTGCAGTATTCCATTTTCCTTGTAAAAACAAATATCTTTCATTTGTTATTGTTATTTGTTTTAATGGGTTATAAACTTTAGTAACAATTTTAGATTGTTGTGTATGATGCGATTTAAACTTATCTTGTATTTTTGCATTCTTTTCTTCACGTTCTTGTTTTTCTTTTTGTTTAGCTTTAAAGTTTTTAACTTCTTCCCTATACAATCTAGTCTTTTTATGTTTAGCTTTTTCTAATAATTCTTCACGGTTATAATCTTCAATACGTACTACGTTAGTCATGGTTCACCTAGCTCTTCCTTGTTTAAACTATTTTCAATTATTTTTGTATCAATATGAGCGCCCCTATTAGCTTCTCTCATCATAAGTGAAATAATAGTAGCATTTGCAAAACTGTAAATACTGGTTTGGTTTTGAATCTTAACTTCTCCAATTCCAGTTATGTGTGTAGGGGCTTCGGATTGTGCTTTTTGTTGCAATTCTTTTTTATATTCCGTATCAAAATCATAAACATCTTTAGCGGCTAAAGATATTAAAGTTATACACAAACCTATTAGAAATCCTAATATAGATATCAGTAACATATTTACCTCCTTTATATGTTTATCGGGTAATTTTAACAAAACTTTAATGTTTTATTACCCAATACAAAGCAAGACATAACAAAACTACAGTTAAATCACCATATTGTAATAAAAATGTTTCTATCATTTTGCACCTCGTAAAGCTTTGTTCCAACGTTCGTTTTCTGCTTTGATTATATCAGCAGGTTGATATTTTTCAAAAGTGATCCAACCACTGATTTCAGGTTCTCCGTCATAAAATTGATACATTTTATGTTGTATCCCTTTTTCAGTTGAAATGTCAAGTGTTTCAAATTGTATAGGTTTATGAAACATAATTAAATCAAGATTGTGTTCTTCCGTTACGTGTAACAAATATTTGCCATTTTCTGTCCAAGAATAAGAAGTAAGAATAAAAGAATATTCATTTTTAGCTTTTTCATCTTTATTTTCAACT